CTCGGACTAGTCCGAGGTCGTTCTCATAATCGGAGGTCACACTTATGCCCTATGGTAATCTAGGCAAGCCTGAAACGGCTTCAACCGAAACTGTCTATGAAGGCGTTCGTGTTTCTTCCGGTTACCCGAATTATGAAATTTCCTATGTACAGACGGACTACAATTACGAGTTTTTCCGTAATTATGATAATCCTTATATATATAGGTCGGGTAACAATACACCTAATTATCATGTTCCTAAAACCATATACGACATCCCTAAGTTTGAGTTTATCTCTTACCGGAAGGTCATCGGTTTTACTAACAGGGTAAAGAAGGAGTATTTTTATGAAGCGGACAAAAAAGATCCTTCTATCTCTGTAAGAAAATCTAGGAAGATATCTTATAAGAAGAAGGTCTATGGTTATGGTGTGCGTTGGAACCGTAAGAAGACAGCTGGCAAACAACCAACTGACGAATTACTTGCTCCTAACGCACTCACGTACGTATTACAGGAAAGATTCTGTGATAAGCCCGTGATTAATCTCCGTTGTTTAGAAAACGACGAAGAGGGACCATTCCCGTACCGTGACTGTGCTCTCAAGTGGAGGGTTTTTCCTGGAGAGGCTCGCCTCAGGGATCAATCCGGCACGCCTTTACCTGGAAACCATGATGGTTTTCCAGGTTTAGCTCGTGATCCGGATTGGTTATCCTTTGTCGATCCTCTTATCGGGTTACCCCCCTACTTGTCGGATGATACACTTAGTAAGCTTTACAATAAAGTTGCTAGTGAATTCCCTGACTACATCACGGACGTCATCCAGGTGAAATCTACTTGGAAGACGATCACCCGTATAGCCCTAGCGGCTATTGAGGTGGTCTGGTCGATGGCAAAGCTTGATCTCAAACGTCTTAGTGGGAAGTCTACTGGCATTTCTGCCCGTGAAATCTCCTCGTTATGGCTTGAGTTCATCTACGGTGTTGCGCCCGTTCTTGAGGATGTCGATCAATCAATTGATCTTTATCTTAGAGACGTGCGCAGATGGAGAACTTATTCCGCGTCAAAAACAGAAACTGTTGAGACTCGTCGTACGTTTGACTTCGGTTCACCGCTGCGTCCTGCTTACTATTGTGACGAGGTCACTTCAACCAAGTACACCATACGTTATGGTGCAATTATGGCTGGAGATATGTCCTTCGTCAGAAAAGTTCGCAATGACAATTCAGTGCTGTCCGCTTTCGGGACTGCCTGGGAAATTATCCCGTACAGTTTTTGTATCGATTGGATTTACAACCTTGGCAATTACCTTCAGAGTGCTGATGCTTTCGACAACTACTTGTTGCACAAGTGGCGGACCGTTCTTATAGAACAAAAGGTCACGCGCACTTTTACTCCTCGTGGTTATGATGCAAGCTCAGCTACCACCTGGTCAGGTGATAGCTTTACTCTTAAGGGCCGGCGTGTCACGATGGTGAGAGATCCTTCTATCACCCTTCCTGCCATGCCTGTTCCTCGAGTAAAGCGTCTCGATCAAGTGTTCAATCTAAAGCGTTCAATAAACGCCTTAGCTTTGTTCACTCAACTCGTTACGCGGACTAAGTCTAAGTAGCGTTTTATATGTGAGTTATTATTAATCTTAACTCTTTCGCTAACCCCCTTAACCTCTGAGGCACCAAATGGCTGCTATTACAACTTTGTCGCTTAAAAATTTCGCGACTACGGAAGTGGACTTTATCCCCTCTCGAATAGATGCTCAAACTGGCATCGCTAGTTACAATACTTCTGCTTCATCTTATGATGAGCGTAGTAATGCGACTATCTCTATCACTTTACCGAAAACGAATAGTACACGCGTTAAGGTAAAGGGAAAGGTTTCCATTCCTGTTATGGATCCGGTTATCACAACTCGTCGTATCGATGAAGTCATCGCTACTTTCGAATTTTCGATGCCGAAAAATAGTACGTTAGGTACTCGTCGTGATCTGAGAGCTTATGTTGCCGATTTCCTTACGGATACCGTCATTACTAAAGCTGTTGAAAACTTTGAGTCACCTTACTAGTGGACGGTTCTTTAGATGTGATCGAAGTGATAATTATTTTGTTAACAATTATCGCTAAGATCCTCCTCGAACTGTCCCCTTAACTATTTAAACCTACAGGATAACGTTATGACACAAGTCACACGTTTTGATCACCGAGTGATCATGGACATGCTTATCTCCCTCGATTGCGCTCGCTCTTTAACCGTTGCGATACTTTATCGTAACAATGAGTTTGCGCAAATTGTTAATCTCGTATTTAATCCCATGGATTATAACGACCTTATCAACGCTCGAGACTCTCTTCAGGCGACTGAACTTCTAAGGAAACATGAGGATTTACCGACTAATATCGATAAATCTTCCGTTGCTTTTGATGCGTTCGCTCTAGCTGAGGTGGTTTGCTCTGAATCTAATAAACGTATTTATGGGAGTAATTCCCACGCAACGAAGCGTTTTGTTTCTTCGCGAAAAATATCTACGTGTTTAGGTTCATTTCATCCAGAAGATATGTTTGAGTTTGCGGGCTGGGGTCCAGGCGTCACTATTGCATTACGCGGCAGTGACGCGACTTCCCTCAATAAATTCCAGTGTAATCAGGAATCTACAGTCCCTCTTGCTAACTTCATCGCACCGTTTTTGGGTAGCCAGTATCCTAATTGGCCTGTCCGCATCCGACACTATGAAGGTAACAGAGTAATCACCGTTCCGAAGAATGCTAAGACTGATCGCATCATTGCTGTCGAACCCTCTTTGAATTTATTTTTTCAAAAAGGTGTCGGCACTATGATACGTAAACGTCTTGCCTTCAGCGGAATAGACCTTAATGACCAGCAAAAGAATAAAGATTGGGCGCGTTATGCGTCCTCTTCTAATCTTCTTGCTACAGTAGATTTCTCTGCTGCTAGCGATACGATTTCTTATGCTTGTGTCCATGATCTTTTTCAATCTTCTGATTGGTTTAAAATTATGGATTTATTAAGATCTCCACGTGGTCTCAACACTAACACTGATTCTCTTATCGAATATGAGAAGTTTTCCTCTATGGGAAATGGCTTCACTTTCGAATTAGAGTCTCTCATCTTCTGGTCGCTCGCAAAAGCTTGCGTCCCGGATGACCATCCTCTTAACGACATGGTGTCAGTCTACGGAGATGATGTAATTATCCCCGTTGAGTTTCTCCCGTCGTATATAGAGTTGTGCACATTTTACGGCTTCACTATAAATACGAAGAAGAGTTTCTCTTCCTCATACTATCGTGAATCCTGCGGTGGGCACTATTGGAATGGTGTTGATATAACTCCCGTTTATCTCAGAAGATCTTTGGCTGGAAAACGCCAAAAGATGATATTCCACAACCAGCTCATCGAATTATCGATTAGATTGATTGGGGACGGTTTCCGCTCTAAGCGGTACCGTCATATCATCGCACTCTTACGTACGGAGTCGGAAGTAAAAAATCCGGTGCCCCGTGGTTTCGGCGATCTTGGTCTTATCACTAGTTTCGATGAATGCTCCCCGACTTTTTGTCGGAAGTATCACCGTGGCTATTATGTTAAGATAAGTTCATTTAAACCTTCTACGTTTGAGAGCGACTCTGAGTCAGTCGGGTTAACCCGGCTGTATGACCTTTGGAAATCAGGTCATAGGGTGTTAAGGGATTCGCTACCTCTTGGAAACAAGATAGTTATCCCTCGTCGTGGGCGTTACCGGGTTAGTACAACCTGGACGCCTGATTGGCCGGGGTTAGGCATTTGGGTATAATCCCTTTTCCCTTTCCTCCCTTTTGACAGAAGTTCTGTCT